AATCTAAGCACTGCACACTATCATTGCGCGCACCAAAATGTTGATCAGTTATGATTGCTACTCTCAACGATCACCTCTTATAGTAATAAATCTTTGATACCCATATACTCTGAATAGAAATTCAATGAATCCATCAATCTCATCTTCATTTACTTTAGGATTTTCACAATAGATTGACGCAGCCAACGCAACTTTATCTAGCCAGTCTTTATCTGTTAGCATCGTCATCCTCCAAGAAATTTTCTAGAGACTGCTCGGGTTTCTTTTTCTTGTCTTTCTTTTTTATGAAAGAATCGTCGAAGTTAGAGTTAGCTTGAATGAAAGCAGTGTATGCATTAACAAAGTCTGTATCGTCATCATGATCTTGAATCTCAAATGATTCGAACGGCATCTCTTGAATCAACTTACCTTTGATGTAAGACTGTTTCTTTTCTTTTGCGATTCTGCGCAAGAAAGCAAAGTAGATAACCTGTGTGAAGTATGAGAAAGGATTAGAAGATTTATTGGGATCAAAACTATCCATACATTGAATACAATTCTCAATTCCATCAAGAATCATATCATCACGGTATGAATAGTTTATAAAATTATGTTTGTGTGACAACCGAGTAGCGATCTTAAGAATACACTCACCGAGGTATTCTGGAATACGAGGTTCTTCTACTTTATTTTCTCGAGCTAGCTTTAGTGCTGACTTGTACTGCTTGATAGACTCAAGCATCTCTGCGTTGTTTACATAGTGGGTAGCCATAGTGATTCAATAATAGTTAACATAACAAGATTATAACACATTCAATCTGTTATGTAAAATTTTTATAAGGTGAATAAAAATGTTTTTTCAGATTGTACGAACGGTGGTATAATGTATCTTCAGGTTAATGAATGATAGCATCCTTTGGAATCTCTTCAGTTAGATCTTCAGGGGAAGATTCTTCTGGTTCCTCGTCTAGAGGATCTAAACTAACAGTACGACTGAGATTAGAATATAGATCTTCAGAGAGTTTCTCGTAGTGATGCACCATGTTGGGATGAAGCCTGTTGATGAACAGGCAGTGTCTTAAATCAAATACAAACGATTCGTCTAACGAAACTGGACAGAATACTGAAGTGGTAAGCCTCTCACCTATCACTCCATTATGCATCATTGGATAGGACTTGAGCGTAATAGGCCTAAACAACAAGATGCCGTCAGGAGTTTGATTTAAAAGACGAGCAATAACTTGATCGCCATTTATGAACTTTACGATTACTGTAACTTCGCTATTCAAGATCTACCTCTACTAGTTTGTAGGAAAACTTTTCTTCAGAGTAAATCTTAAGTCTTTCTGCTAGATGACCAAGAGTATGATTCTTCCAAGACTTATAGTGGAGATCATCGGCTATGTCGTATAGATTACAATGTGTCTTTCCATCTTTTAGCCTTAGACCTCTTCCAATCGACTGCAGGTTACGAATCTTCGACTTAGTTGGTGATGCAAAGATAACATTCTGTATCGATGGTATATTTATACCAGTGCTGAACACGCCATAACTGGCAATAATTATAGCATTACTCTGTTGTTCTGTTATATGTCTAGCTTCTTCTCTAGCTTCGACATCTGTGCCACCGTAAATAAAGAATACTTTGCGATCTTCACTTACCTTATTAACTATCATTTTGTGTAGTATCTTACCATGCTTTTCCACCTGCTGAAATAGCACCAGTGTGTTACCTTCTGAAGCTATGGCTAAATTTCTTATAAATTTATTTCTTTTCTCATGCCCTATGATGTATTTAATCTCATCTTGGTAAGTAGCTTTATTCATCATCTTTCTAGATGCATCATCATATTTTAACATGATACATTTTATCTTCAATTCGGCCACTCGATTACTGTCCATCAGTTCGCGAGTACTGATAACTTTATAGACTGGACCAAACAGACCTTCTAATACTAATTTATTAACTTTAGAATTGTCGATAGTTCCTGTAGTGCCTATTCTGTATCTACTACCAATCATCTTCTCCATTACTATACCAAGTGACTTTGCTTTGAACTGGTGTGCTTCATCACCGAATACAACGTCGAAGTTATTGAACCATTCTTTGGGTTGTTTGTAGATAGACTGCCAGGTGGTGATCAACACGTTGGAAGTAAAGTCTTTCGTAAATCCACTGTATAATTTCTGGCAGTTCTTTGATACTGGCCAGTTGTTTCCAGTAGAATAGTCTTGAAAGTCTGAGTACATCTGCTCTACCAATGAGGTGGTAGGAACTATTATGATACATTTTCTAGAATGCTCTAGATGATAACGCATTAGGGTATAGATGATGAACGACTTACCCGACGCAGTAGGAGATAACAGCAGTGTTCTTTCATCGCAAATACCTTTTAATACTGCGTCTAACTGATAGTCTCTTATCTCGATAGGGTTACCCTTGGAGCAAGGGTTTAGAAATTCTACAAATTTCTTTACAGTCTCTTGATCTATACTCGTAGTATTCTTAACTGCGTTAACATATGATATAGGATAGTCGTTGCGTTCTGCAAATTTAATAAGATATTCATGTAGACCTACGTAGAGAGTTTTTCTATGCAAGTCATATAAGCGAATCTTACCATCCCACAGTCTATTTTTATACGCTGGTGTGAATCTAGCTCCAGGTACTTCAAACGTAAAGAAGTCGGATAGTTCTTGAGCTACAGAAGGATCTGTATATACTCTTAGATGTACTTCATTTATTTTTTCAACTGATATCATGAGCCTGATATAAACTGCTTCCATTGTATAGCATTACGAATCTGCCAGTCTCTAGACTTGATCTGGCTTAATATAGCTTCAAGAGCTTCGACCATGTTCTTTATATATTCACACTTTACGGCGATACGATTTAAGTCTGAGTCTCCTTGTAGAAACTCATCCATCTCGTTCTTTAAAGGTTTGATACCCTGCCACTGATCCCACTTAAGATCTTCTAACTCGGGGCGAGTCATCTCACCTCTAAAGTATCTAAACTTCTTTTGACGCAGTGTCTTATATTCTACTTCAAGCGCTGCCAACTTCATCTTATGAGATATAAGATATCTCAGATATTTAGCGTGAAGTTGAGGAGTCTTAACAGACTCGCGATCTAGATGATCTTCGTTAATAGCACAGTCTTTTTCCCACTCATCATGAAGTTGTTCAATGTTCATATCAAATCTCCTTTACGTCTATTATACACTAGACATAAAAGATTGTACAATCAGTCTTCGAATAGATAGTGCGTATATCTGAAAGAAGCTTCGCCTACTAGATATTGGACGTCTTGATTATTTGAAGTAAATGTGATGCTGCCAAGTGAGTCAGGCCAACAGTCAAAAAACTTGATAGTTTGAATAGGTAGATTGTTGTTACCTAGTACTATTAGAGTAGCGTCAGAAGTGTTCTTTGAATATTCACTATTATTAACATCGTCATTGCCAATAAAATTGGTATACTGCTCATAGTTATCTGGAAATCCAAGACCTGTTATCCAGTTATGAACGGCTTTATAGTTTTCCATCTTCTCGTCGATCAAAAATTGAATTGAAAAAGCAGAGAATTCTGGGCGATCACCAGGAACAGGCACAGTCACAAATGGAGTAGTTACATCAGCTTCTGTCAGAGTGATGAGCGGAAGAGACACCGACTGCGCGAAGTAAGATATACTAGGCAGTTTTTGAATAGAGAACAGATACCCATTGGGAGACAATGGATTAATGTTCTGTGGTACTGGACAGGATAGAATTCTTTCGTTCATAGCTATATTTATAAAAGAAAAGAGGGGCCGAAGCCCCTCAAATTCCTATCACTAGGAAATCCCCAATTACATGAGGTTCGTTACAGCTACCTTGCGGTAGTAAACGTTTACGCCAGAATCAAGGCCATTGCTTACGCTTGTGCCGGCGAATGGATTGGCAACCATTCCGTAGCGAGTCTTGAAGCCAATCTTTGGCTGGAATGTCGCTGGATCGATTGCACGAACTTTCTCTAGAGGAACATATGGGCAGTAGAACAGACCGGCGTCGAATGCGCTAGTTCCCTTGTATCCAACTAGGAAGAACTGAGTAGCAGCTTGGTTAGCCGAGTATGGATCGATATAGAC